TTATTGCGATAAATATTCCGTAGAGGTAGGCTCTCCGCTTATAAAATAATCTACTTTTGACAATACACCGTCAATATAATGCTCAAATTTAAACTCTGTCAAAGGTGGGTAGTTATCAACCGGGGAATTTATAACAACAAGCCTTGCTTGGTCTAATTGCTCATCCAATAGCTCATCTGTGGTTATGTTTACCACATTGCCCTCAATCTCGGTATATTCACCGTTCTTTTTAACATAGACTTTTACCGTATTCATCGTGTTTTACCTTCCCTTAAAGAGCCTGCGCCCATTCTGATTTGATTCAAGAAAATAGAGTTGTTTTCAACTTGCCTTGCATAATTGATTTCTTGTTGCCTTAAAGCGTAGTCAACAAGCATATTAGCGCCTGCAAGAGCCACGCCAAATAAGGCAGTGCCTACATTACCCGTTTTAATTCCCATTCCAATCGCGCCTAAAGACAATGCAGATTTTTTTGCTATTGAGTATGCGAATTGCTCTCTCTGTTGTTTTTCTTCGTAGCCTGTCCTTAATGCAATTGTGTTTATTTGTTGTGAAATAACCCTGTCAGCAACACTATAAGCAAAACCTTTAAGCGCGGTTGCTTTTGTGAATTTGAATTTTGTCTCCTCTTCCCCGGCAGAGCTTTTGTCTGTGCCTTGTTGCGTTGGCGCAGTGGTTTTTACATTAACATCCTCGTCAGTTTCATTCCTAAGCGTTATGATATACTCTCTATCGGTCATTTTAAGCCTCCGTCATAGCTTCAACCATAGTAATTGAAAGTCCTGCGTTAAGAGTGTTCTCGCCTGTTATAGATACCTCGTTGAATACCATAGGAATTGTTCGAGACAAATTCGCTATTTTTACTCTTATTTGCATAACAGGGCTTGACCCTGTAAGCATATAATTCATAGCGAGCGTGTCAAATATCTTTGCCTGTAACGGCTTTGAGAATGACAAAGTTAAGCAAGAGGAAATCGTTGTATTTTTTGCCGAATTTGTATCTTGCTTCAAATCGACATTTGCCTCTTGAGTTGATACTCTTGTTAGAGAAGTAGAAGGTGCATAAACGATATTTGTAACCAAACTATTAACTATATGCGATATTTGAATTTGTGTTGAGTTGATGCCACCTTCAACGAATCCATATTGCACATTACAATTGATTGTAATACTATCGCCTACGCCTTTACGGATAAGCCTTTCGCCTGTTCTGCCGAGAGAATAAGCAACGCTCATATTGTAGCCGTTAAAGTCTGAATATGTATTTAATTGCATAGCATTGTCGATAATCTCTCTAACAGTGCCGACAAGCTCCATTGTGTCTGTGTCTGCGCTTGTTAACGGAATAAAGAACACAACGCCTGCGGAAAAGGTAAGGTTTGTGTCACTTGTTGCCTGTGAATCGCTGCTAAGATTGACACCGCCCTCTACGTTGCTATCTACTACGGAAATTATACCGTTGATATACCGAACAATTTTATTCGTTGGGACATCTGACAATGAGCTATCGTCAAACATTCCTGTATTGGGATTTACTGTTGCCGTGCGCTTCAAGTAGTCATAGCCCATATAATTCGCTGTATCAAGGTAAAGCTTGAATCTATACGTTTCTCTGTCATTATTTAACGGTGTGTAAAGTCCGTTTTGTATTTTTTGTGTTATTTCATTTGTAATAGCGATGTTTAATTTGTTTTCCAAATTGGAAACAATATTAAGGACGTTCAACTGTTGTACCTCCAAATTCTTGATTTAATTGCTCGACTATTTGAGCTATTGCGTTTTGCCACCATGCCTCGTTAGGATTTTGCTTACCGTTCCAACGCTCGGCAACCCATGTTTCATTTGTATATGGCACATATGGGGCTATTTTTTTATCGACATAAATCTTCGCTTCATTGTCTCCGCGCCATTCACTTCTTATTGCATTATAAGCCATATTTCTCGTGTCCTTTGGCGCAAAAAAACTTAATAACTCTTGAAAGCGGTTGACATACTCCGTAAATCTTTCCTTTGTCATTTCAAATTAAATGGGTTGTCAACCTCAACAAGCCTTATCGCAAAATCCACATTCAAAGGTATAACTTGCGTTCTATAAGCCTGCTTTGATACCTTCCCCAAGTCCTCGCGAATTTGTGTTATCTCAAATAAACCGCCTGTTTGCAATGCCACATAACCCTTTTGGTTTAAGTGCATCACATCAACCCAAAAAGGGTCATTTGATTTTATAGCGGTTGTGCTGAATTTTGAAACGCCCAAATTCTGTATCGTGTCAAAATCAACCGCATTTGGGTCAATTATTTCGTAATCAAAAGGCACTCCCGGGTCCTGTTGCGTGGGGTAATATGTGCCAAGGAGTGTGTTATTGTATCGCCCTTGTAAAATCGTTAACAAGTCAATCATATTACACCCCCGTATATAAAATGGAGCTTCCAATCTCTCTTATAGTCTTGTTTAATACGCTCACCGCTTCGGGTGAAATCGCCTTGCTTCTTACGTTATCGTCAACAGAAAGGGTCAAATCTCCATTGAAAATAACATATAAAGCCTGTTTAATCATAGCTCTTTCAATAACCGCCCTTGCACCCTCGCAATTAGCAATTACAGTGTCTTGGCAGTCATTACGTACGCTAAATTCGTGAATATAGTTATAAACCATATCGCTAACGGTTGTTAACACTCCGTTAATGATGTATTCGGGAGATGTTGCGCGTGTCCTTGCAAGTCTGCTGCGCAAATCTATTCCCTGTCGCCTTAAAGCTTCCTCTGTCAATCTGTATTGACAAGTAGCTTCGTCGAAAATCATTGTGTCAGTATCATAAGGCATTGTTTATTCCTTTCTCCCCCAAGGGGAAAAGGACAAGCTAAAAAGCCTGTCCTTTTGATGTTTTTAAATTAGGCTTCTGTTAAAGCCTGTGTTACTGCGTATGTTGCAGTAGCTGTATTAGCGGTTGTAATGCTTACATCGGAATCCTCATAACCGTTAGCGGATACAACAACGGATGCAGAAGCACCGCGTGCAAGAACAAATGTATATGTGCCGTCCGCGTTATTTGTATATCCGACAGGTTTGCCATCACTTGTGATAGCAAGTGTTGCATTAGTTATATTTGCCGAGCCGGTTCCTGTAACCGTCATTGTTACGGTTGTAGTGTTGTCCTCGTCGTAAACACCAACCTTTTGAGTTCTGCCATAGTTAGCAGCAACACCGTAGCTGGAAATAACTGCGTTAAAGTCAGCGGGAGCAACAATATTGCCGTCGCTGTCAACAGGGTTAACGAAGTCTGCAAGAGTGTCAGATGCAGATGCAACAACAAGACCAATTGAAGACGGACGGACAACTGCGCAGCCCCATCTCCAAAGGTTTTGAATTTTAGTACCGATTGCGTTACCGGGGTTTTGCATTGGGTTAATATCGGTAGAAGCGTTACCGTAGCCTGTTCCCTGTGCGTTTGCAATATATGCAAGCACCTTGTCAAACTCTGGGAATTGCTCTGCTGTAATACCCATGTAAGCGCCTGCCTGTCTCCAGTATGAATCGGGCACAACTTTAATGTACACATTAGAGTACATACCGCGGATAAGATTACCCTTTGGCCTGCCATCCTCTGTAAATGCGCCACGGAGGAGCATTTCCTGCGACAAGTTACCGCCTGCAAGGATAACACCCTCGGTGCTGAACAACTTGTTAAATAGGCTTTGTCTCATGATAATAACGCTATCTTCAAGGTTATATTGAACAATACCCTCTGCCCAAGTTGTAGCAGGGTTAGTCATAAGACCAATAAGATTATTCATTATATTGAGCCAATAGCCTTTATCAGTGCTTGCCATATTAACGCCAACAATGTTAGCATTATTTTTCAAAGTAGCTTGGTACAAGCCTGCTTTAATCTGTGTTGCAATAACGGTAGTGTCCTGCATATTTGCAACCGCTTCCGGAATTTGCGCTGTGTACTCTGCTGCCAAAGGCAAAGACACCATATCCTGTGAAAGCTGATAAATGATTGTAGCATCATCGTAAAGCTGATTGAAAAAGATGTCAACGCCGTTTGTCTGAAGCGCATTAGGAAGGTTTCTGTTTTCCAAACCATCATTGCCCGGTGTACCGCCAACAAAACCGTTAGGTGTATTGCCGATAGTGATTGTCCTCGGGGAATATCTTGGAGGGGCCATCAAAGGCACACGCACACTTGATACGCCTTTTGCTTCTGCGGTTCTTGATGTAATACCAAGACCATCAACAAAGATACGCGCATTAAGGTTGTTACGCATCCAAACATTCCATAGTCCCCTGTCTGTCAAAATATCCTGTACATTAGGATAGTTTCCGTTGCCTACGCCATAGTTAGCGTAGGTCTTGCCTAAATTGGTCATAACCTGAGAGTACAAAACTCTATCAGAAAGACCACTTGTTTCAAGTACTGCCATAATTTTTTACTCCTTTAAAATAATTTTTTATCTACCAAGTAATTGGTTGATTTTCTTTTCATCAAATTCCTCAGCGCCCTGTGTTACAACAGGCTTTGCGCCAAGTCCGTATTTTTCTTTCTTTTCTTCAATGGTTGCGTTTTCGCCTGCTTGCTTTGGCATAAGTGTGTCGATGAGTTTAGTCAGCATTTCCTCAATCTTGTTGAAGCGCGCGTCATAATCTCTATGGTTTTTATCGTCCTCGGCTTTTTGCTTGTCGAGTTTTTCCATAGCCTCGCTTTCGTCCACTCTGTCCTTTGCATCTTGGCTATTCTCGTTTCCGTCAAGGCGTTCCTGTTCGCCTACGCTTTCGTCAATTCGGTCCTTTTCGGTTTGGGTGTCTTTTCCCTTTTCCTCGATGTCCTTTTCGGCTTCGGCAATCTGCTTTTCATCCTTTGTCATTTCGGTTCCCTCCTTTCCCTCGTTCTCCTCTGTCTCTGGCGTGATTTCTTCATCCTCACGGGCATCGTCAACGATTTCAAGTTCGGTTAAAAATTCTTCGTACTCGTTACCGTCAAGTGCCTTGATTTGTTCCACCACTGCCTTAACCTTTTCGCTTGTTGCCATTGGTTTTTCTCCTTTCAAAAGAAAAAATGGTATAAAAAAAGCAAGGGGTAAACCTTGCTAATTTATTAAAGTAATTTTGTTCGGCTGGGGTAATATGCCCTGCCGTTTTCTTTTGAGTATTTTATATACTCTTTATTGTATTTGATTGCCTTGTCCCTTGCTTTTCTGTACTCGTCAAGGTTGACACTCTTTTTGTATATCGCTTCTGTTCGCCAATGCCTTACTTGGCGTTCAAGATAGCGTTGTTTTTGGGTGATTTCGTATTCCTTAGCCTCTTCTGTTGGGTTAGGCTTTGGAAAGTGAAAACCGTCTTTGTAAGGGACTAAATAGTGTCGGCAATTATACCCTAACAATCCATTATAATCGCCTCGTTTCGTTAGGTCGTCTTTGTTTTTGGTGGCTTTCTCCAATGGTACGAATTTTCTGCCGTCTGGAGTTGTTCCGCTCGTTCCATCAAGGCTATAAACACGCCCTTGGTATTTACGGCATCTTTCAGAACAATCGGCGTGCTCGCTTGCTATAACGAGCTTATGTCCTTGCTCTCTTAATTCCTCGATATTGTCAAGGTGACTTTGGTATCTAACCTCCATTTCAGCCTTGTTCCGTAAGCTATTGCGGTCTGCCAAGTCGTCTGGGTCTTTTGCGTAATCATAAATGAGCCTATCAAGTGTCGGCTTTACGTTTTCGTTTATATAGTCCTTTGAAAATCTTTGCAAAGGTACGCCGTAGAGCTTTGCCGTATCGTAATATGTACCGTGCGTTGCATTATAATTCTGCATTGCTTCTTTTACGATAGTCTTAGCACGGTAAACAGTAATGTTTTTTACCGTTTCATTGTCCTTGTCGGTCAATTTAATGAGAGATAGCAAAACAAGGAGATTTGCGCCGTTAATTCGGTTGATTTCCCTTTGTTGTCGCAGATAAAAACTTATAAGGCTTTGCTTTGCGGCTGTGCGTAAGCTCTGTATTTTTATGCGTTCAAGGGCTTTGTTAATTATCTCTCTTGCTTTGCTATCCGTTTTAGCTCGGTTAATACGCTTTAAAAAATTGTCTTTGACAAGTATTCTTAGTTCCGTCTCGGCTTCCTCAATTGCTATCGCTTGATAGTTAAGAGGGTCATTCGCTATACGCATCTGTTGTCTCCTCGGTGTCATTCAATGCGGTTTCACTGTCAAAATTCAAAAACGGCTCTTGCTCTGCCTTTAACTTTTCTGATGCATCCGTCTTTAACTTTTCAATATAGTCCCTTGTTTCGCTCACGGAAAGATTGTTTATTTGTTGTACTGCCACTTCCTTTGGAATCAGCCCTGCTGCGTAGTTCTCTCGCGTGTTTTGGTCTGCAAGAATTTTGTTGCCGATATAGTCCGTCAATTTTAATTCTATATCGTCACTTAAACCCTCTTGATATGCCACTTCTTTAAGCATCTTATTAAATACCGGCACATCTAACAAGTGCGCTAATTTAACGCTTGCCCTTGTCAAATTCTCTTCCGCGTTTACTTCGGTTGCTGTTTTAGAACTTCCATCCGGGACAAGATGTGGGAAAATAGATGTAGGAGCAAAGCCAGCGCGAACACACGCCTCTTTCTGATACATTTCCCACATAGCACCGTATCTGTCTGCTCTTATATCAAATTGTACAGGCATAGGCGCCATTTTGTCCTTATCAAAGCCACTTGGCATTACATAAACAAAATTCTCTGCATCGTAGCCTTTCAACTCGTCTGTGGTAACATTAAACTCTTGACCCGGCATCATTTTTTGCAATGCGTTCAATGTCTGTTGTAAAAATTGCTTTGGCACTAAAATTTTGCCTTCGCCGTTCAGCACATCAATAATTGAACCGCTAAACACTACATCAGTCGCCCAAATCAAATCAAGGTCACCGTAAAGTAACGGGTCGCCAAATTCGACATCGGGAATACAGGAGTTTGTCGCTGTGTTGATTAGACTCCAAACACCAAGCCCGTCACGATAAGGGAGCTTTAATTCCTCATTAATTCGTTCTACTCCCATTCGTTTCAGCTCTTGCCTTATCTTTTTAGGGAGATTGCTATACGCTACGCCCGGTTGCGCTGGGTTAGGTAAGATGGGAGCCTGTGCAAGTCCGCTTTTTACAAACACTTTGTATATCAGAACCTTTTCGCCGTATTCGTTATACTTTCGTTCTTCTACGAGCCAATATTCAAGGGAATTACTGTCCCTTTTTACCTCATTGAGCATTGAAACAAAGAAAACACACGCGGTAATGTTCCCACACTCGTCAAACGATGGCAAGGTTCTATCAATTCGGAATGTTGACAAGGTATTTCTGCCGTTTTCGTCCGTGTTAATTTTACATATCGCTGTACCGCCCAAGAGTTTGAATTTTTCTGCTCTTAAAAGGAATTTGAAAAAATTAGTGGCACCTTGCCACACATCACAGAAAAAGGCTCTTGTAGTATCCTCGCCCTCAAAAAACACTCTATCACCAACTACAAGCCTCGATGCACCGTCAACAATGGCTTTTCCTGTGCAAGCGCTTAAATGCTGCCTGCCAATTCCGTCAAACACACCGCTTCCGTATGCAATACACGGTCTGACAACATTCAGCATATAGTTTTGATACATATAATCTACTTGTGTGTAGTATGTAGAGTTGTTTATAAAACCGCCAAAATTTGTTATTTGCTTTGTGTCTAAGTAGTTTTTCAAATAATTAGGGTATTTGAAAGACATTTGTTTTTCCTCCTATCCCATAACAGACAGATAGCCATAGTAATAATGCGCAGTTGCATATTTATCTGCATCAATCGTATGGTCGTCTTGTCCGTCCGGTATTTCGTTATTTTCGTCATAGCAGAAGGTTGTTGTTTCCCTTATGCTTTCGGCGTTTTCGGGAACATCAAGCACCTTGAATATTCCTCTAAAATATCCGTTCTGTAATCTCTTTATATCTCGGTCAATATTCTTGTTCTCAACTGCCAAACAGAAAAAGCCCGTTGAGTTTCTAAATTCAATCATCAAGTCTTGCGTAACTACCGCGCTATCAAATACCCAGCACTCATTATAAGCACCCGGCATAAGTACACCGTAAGAGTTCATCCTTGCATAAAACTCTTTATACCATCGCCTTATCTCTGCCACTTGCATTGTGTTAGGTATTGGCTCTCTGCTTTCCTTGGGGTCGAGATAGAATGTTTCTAATTTAAGCAGCGTTCCGTCACTCATTACACCCCAAGCGCATACAGCGGTTGCATCTCTTACAACTCCGCTGTCAACACCGTAAATAACATACAAAACGCTGTAATGTCCGTAAGCCACTTGATTTTGGAATTGTTGGAGAGAAACAAGGTTGCGCTCTTTCTTGAACGTGTATAAAACAAGTCCTTCAAGGCTTACAACCTCACCACCGTAAAGATACGAATACCTCACAGGGTCCTCTGCCTTCATCCTCAAAATATCTTGAATTACAACGGGGTCAAGCAACTGTGCTATATCCTCCCAAGTTGAGTGTATAACTCTTGCGCCTCGCTTTTCAAGGTTTGGATAATAGCGATTAGCCCATGCGTTCATTGATGGCGGAGGGTTGTATCTGTAAACAATCTTTCCGTTTTCATCCATAAAACGCAAAGCAGTGCTTCGTAGAGCTTCAACAAATTTAGGGTCGTCCGGTTCGTTGGCTTCTTCAAGCATTACCTTCTTTAACTTTCCACTTGGTGGAAATCTGCCTTTCGTTCTGTCTATATCTTTGTTAATTGCAAAGAATTGCATTGTATTTCCTGTGCTGTTACAAATGATTGAAAAAGGAGCAGTACAGACTTTGAAATCCGTATCGCTCCTGTTTGATAAAGTATAACCTTGCTTTCTCAAAGTAGATTGAACACTCTGAAAAATGCTATTTCTAATTGTGTTATCTTCGCTTCGGCAACACCAAATATCGCCCGGCTCTTTATCGAAGAATAACGGTATTGTTGCAAGCTCATCGTTTGCCGTCTTACCACTAATTCTACCGCCTTTAAGCACGAAAGTTTTAACACCTATTTCACTATCACTTATTTCTTCCCCTCGCAATAATCTGCGCCTTATTTCAGCCTTATATTGAGGAGTAAATTTCTTTTTCTCCTGTTCTGTGTGATTAGGAATAAAAAGCTCTTTGAATATCTTGGGAACAATTACATTAGCCATTGTTTTCTCCCTCTGCGCTTGTGTCGGTAAACACAAATGTTATGCCTTTTTCTTGCTTTTCTTCGCTGCCACCGTCTTTATTGATATTCACTCCTAAATCGGTGAGTATCTTTAAACCGCCAAATAGCTCCTTAACGCTTGCCTTGCTTAATTTCTTTGGCAATAGCTTTGTTATTTGGTCGAGGATGCTTGTTAAATCTCCCTTGTGACTTTCAAGCCATTGTGTTATGGTTTCGTTTTTTATAGTGTTGTATTCCTGTTGTATTTCTGCATTATTGACTATATACCTTTTTGCAGTATCTCTACCTATTCCATACTCTTTAGCAAGAGCCGATATACTTGTGCCGTTTGAGTGCTTCATAATCAACTCAGCTATTTGAGTATCATTCAATTTCTTTGGCACAAATATCTCTCCTTTCGCCAAATAAAAAAGCAAGGTCACCCTTGCATAATGTATAAGAAAAGCACACGGTTAGGTGTGCTTAATGATTATTTTATTCGATAGATAAAGTAGCCCATATTTGCCATTGCTTGGGTTATAGTTTTGAGGTTTATTTCCTGCTCCTATTTTTTCTGCCATTATTATACCTCTTTTTTCGTGTGATGTCAACCTCCCAACACAAAAAGGACACCGTATAGATGTCCCTTTTGCAGTAAGTTGGTAGAGGTAGAAAGCAAGTCAATGAGCTTTTGACAAATTTTCTACTGTAATTCTATCACATTTTGGAAACGCAATGTTACGAAACTTTACGAAATTAAACGCAACTTTACGAAATATTTTGATTTTTCAAGTTTTCAAAGGCAAAATGTTTTAGATATACAGTCTCAAACTCCCTTAACGCTTCGACTTTTCTGTTTTGAAATTGTCTTAAACTTATTCCAATTTCAGCGGCACAGTTCTTTTCTGAAAGGTTACTGATGTAATACAACATCAAAGCACTTCTATATTTTATTTTTTCAAGCATTTCAATTAAGTCAACTGCTCTTATAATGTTATCGGCATATTTCACCGTTATGTCTTTTATCTTTTCTTCGCAGTCTTCAATCTTTATTATGTACAACTCTTGCGGCGAATTGTTTACCCTGCTTGTATTGGATACGACTTCTCTGTATCCCGGCGTTGGCGCACCGTAGGCAATTATTCTAATTTGCAATAGTTGGTTTTGGTAAGCATTTATCAAAGGAACGGTATCCCTTATATTTTCTAAAAATTCTTTAGCGGTCATTTTCTCACCTCATATAAAACACTCTTAATTAAAAGTTCAAAGGCTTGTTTCACAAATTCCTCGTTTGTGTCAATGCTTATATACACATAATCTGACTTGAATCCGCAATTTTCTGCTATGTACGCTACACATTTAAGAAAGCCCTTTTTTTCGGCGCAACAGTTTAGGGTATAGTCTAACCAATCTATTTCATATTTTGCCCTTAAATCTTCCTTTATGGCGTTTATAATTGATTTTACTTGCTCAATCACCATATGCTATCTTTTGACACTCCTTGCAAATTTGCGAGTCGGGTGCTTTTGGGTTCTCTCCACAAGCATCGCACATTTCGGCAGCGCTCGCATATTCTTTTGACACTTTATTGTGTCTCAGCACTCTATGCGCAATTACCTCGAATACTGCGCACGTCAAAAAAGCAATTCCTACTATCGAAACAAAAAATATAATGTCAAACATCACTTAACCCCCTTTTATCCCTTAAAACGGTAAATCCTCGTCCTGTTCTATCTCTTCAAAGTTAGCTTGCGCTGCGGTGAATGTCGGTGCGCCTTGCTCGGATGCAGCATTATCATTTTTTCCGTCAACGAAAAATGCTTCGTCAGCAATAATCTCAGTTGCATATCGCTTATTGTTCTGCTGGTCTGTCCAGGTCCTTGTCTGTACGCTGCCGCTAATACAGATTGAGCTACCTTTCTTGAAAAACTTGGAGATAAATTCTGCGGTATTTCTCCAAGCTACACAGGAAATAAAATCTGTTGGCGCATCCTTGCCTTTGCGTGCAACCGCTATTTGAAATTGTGTCACGCTTACACCCTGCGGTGTCTGTTTGAGTTCCGGGTCAGCTGTCATTCTGCCGCCCAAAATAACCTTATTCAAATTAAAATTTGCCATTTCATTTCTCCTAAAAAATTATTTGTTGTTGTCCTATTTGAAAATTGCACCAAATCTTTTCTGTTCGATGCAATCCCATTTGCGCAATCGTATTGGTTTGCGCTGTACTCCACCCTGCAAGCTCAGAATTATATAGCTCGTTGTCGTAACCGCTAATTATTATCATAGATTTGCTTTGCTTGATGGCGTATAGCAGTTCTTTGTGTTGCTCTAAAGAATATTCGTACTTGTACATATTCTTTTTTCGTAGGTCCTGCAGGTACGGAGGGTCAATATAAATTAGTGTTTCGGAGTCGTCATATCGTCTTATCAGCTCAATTGCATCCTTGTTCTCAATTTGTGCATCCTTTAAGCGCTCACAACACTCAATTATTGCTTCCGGGAGATAATTCCACATAGTCGCGCATCGTGGTCCACCATAGGTTTGCACATTTCGCCAACTGTTTTTACAGCTGTTGGTCGTACCAAACGATTGATGAAAGCGAACAAGTGTGCGGCGTGCCCTTTCTATGGGCTCATTGACTTGCTCGTAGCAGCTTTCAAATTCATCCCTTGAAAATGGCGTTAAGTTTATGGCCGCTGCCAATTCCTTTGGATGTTCTCTGCAGACAGTAAATAGATTTACTATATTTCCATCAATGTCGTTTATAGTTTCTATGTAGGAAGGCTCCTTATTGAAAAACAACGCACCCGAACCAAAGAACGGCTCCAAGTAAACCTTGTGCTTTGGAAAGAACGATAAAATCCATTCCGCAACCCTCCACTTTCCTCCGGGGTATTTAAGCAACTGTTTCATCCTTCGTTTTCCTTATTTATCCCTAAAATTTCGTACAAGGTATCAATTTCGCTTTTATAAACAATGTTCAATTCAAAAACTGAGTTGAAAAATGCGATGCCTTCTGCGTTGTTGTTAAGTATGTGAATTTTAATTCCCTTGTCGAGATTTCCCTCAACAAATTTAAGGACCGCTTCTCTTGCAAGCCCCTTGCGCCGATGCTCTGGCTTTACGAATAGACAATTTATGTAATTTGAATAACCGCCTATCACGCCTACAACCTCACCGTTAAGCGTTATCTGTTCTCTTCTCTCAATTTCAGCCATTTTCTGCTCCTTTCATTTTTGGCGGTTGTGGTAAAGGCATCCAATGGGTAACAACAGGGTGCTCAAAATAACTCCATCCCCAAACAGTCCATTCACAAGGCTCTGTTTTTTTCCCCCAAAAATTTCCTTTTCCGTCATCGCCCTCAACTTTTCTAACTTTGCCAAGATATATTCCGCTCTGTCGGCATCCTTTTCTCTGTGGGATATATACAAGCACGTTATAATCAAATGTGTTCTTATGGTCAGTTTCAGGCAACCTATCCTCAACAGAAATCCACTCCCCATGCTTCTGCTCCACTAATTCGCCCTTTTCGATTTTGTCCTCAAATTCTTTAAGACGTTCACGAAGCTCAGCTGCTTGAACAGCTACAATATATAGCACATTAATTATGCAATCACAAGCAAGGCAATCACCCTGCAGAATATCGTCTGCAGAAGATACGCAATTATAACCGTGTTTTTTGGCTTCTTCAAAAAGATACTCGCAAAGATTTATATCCTCTTCTCCGCCTGCTGCTCTTAATACCGTTGTACCGTTTTTCGCCACGGCAAAATTGAGTGATGCTTCCGCACTATTTATCGGTTTATCTGTTGTCAACCTCTTATATTCCATCGTCAGCCTCCTTTTGTAGCCATTTTATAAAACATTTCTTGCAATCCATCCTGTCGGTTGTTTCGCAATTTTCAACAGCGCAAGGCACGTTTTCAGGGACATTCGTATAACTCTTGAATATCCAATCGGCAAATGCTTCCGCACTCTCGGTTATGCGGTCATAGTTGGTTGGCGGTCTTTTTATCGCCTTGAATTGATGTACGGGGCTTCTCAATTCATTTTCGTGAATTAGAGCAGATTTAACAAAGTCCTCGTCTATCAAGAATAAATCCGTTATGCCTTGCTCTTGCGCAAACCTCACTATCTCGTCATACACAACCTTGTCCTTAAAGTCATTTATTTTCGCTAACACTTTGAAAACGTGTTTTTCTTCATATTTTCCAGCTTCAAAATTTTTTTGGATTTCAAGTTTAGGCTCTCCCAATCTTATGTATTTACCTGTTTGTGGAGGAGTGGACAATCGGTGGCGCGGAGTCTTATCTTGACATGCGTTTCCTTTGCACACAGCAACTATTCTGCCCGTAGGAAAATAACTGCTCCTTAACGCACAGCTATTTTCATTTTTGTCATAGTACATACAATCTATTTCGTTCACACTCACACCCCCAATTCCTCAACATAGCACCAAGATTGTGGCGGTCTATACAAATATTTTCTATTTCCGTCGCATTCGTTGCAAGGGTATTGTGATACAGGGATTTCGTGATAAGGGCAACCTCCGCAATAGTCATAATCAAACCTTATATTGTTTTTGCCTTTTTGATAAAATTCGCTTAACTCTTTCGGCTTGTCATATTCCTTTAAATTTTCAATCACATTCGCATAGATAACACCACCATTTGCGTACTCGATTAAGTCCTCAATAGGCACACAACCGTCAGCAATTAGTTCCTGTGAATAAAGTCTATAATTTAAAGGGTCAAATTCAATATTTTGCACAACATCAAACTGTCCTCTTACCTTGCCTATTCCACCCTTGTTTTTGGTTTCATAACAATAGTGTGTTGTCTTTGGCAACGGTCTTTTTCGCCATTCTATTCTCTTTTTGCCACTAAAGATATTATCTGTATGTGGCTTGTTAATGCTCGTTAATGCGTGTTTCATTTGTTCATTTCCTCTCTCAAACTATCCTTGATGTAATATTCAATACCGAGTTTCTTGCAAAGTGCTTCTGCTTTTTCTCCAAACTCTTTCCAATTTATATCGCTTTTGTAATAGTTCAGCTTGCCGATTTTAACCTTATCAACAACAAACTGTACACAATGCAAACCAATAAAAAACATTCTTTCATTTGTCACAGGCTCAAAGGACACCCAAGTTTTAATACCCCTGCTATGAGCTTCTGCAACGCTATTTAGCCTATCCCTTTCGGTTAGTGTCTTTATTCCGTCAAGCGTTATTCCGTACCAATCGTTTTCGTCTAACAGGTCAAAATCTCTTGTACCGTCACCTTTGGTTAATATCTGCACATTGTTTCCGCTTTCCTTGATAGCCTTTATAATCTCCCTTGTAGGTGTTGTATCGTAGCCTGTTGGATATGGGTCACAGGTGAAGCACAAATGTATCAATTTACCCTTGATTTGCTCCTTTGCAAGCTGCTTCTTAACCTCTTCAACAATGTTTTTTCGGGGTTCTATGCAACTGTGAAATTGCTCTCGGTCTTTATGTAATACATTTGGAGCGAAACAATAAAAGCATCTATGCGGACATCCTGTATAAATGTTAATTGCTAAATCTCCATACTCTTTAGCTTTGCCTTTTGGCTCATATATTGGTTTCATTCCGTTTCCTCGCTTTCTTTTGCCTTTTTGTTATAGGCTCTTTCTTTAGAGGAATAATGCTTACACCTTTCCCCAAGCCATTCCAATCCGTCATAAGCTCCGTAATACTTACATACAGTCTTATGAATACAGTTTTTACACCTTTGCTTGTTAGTTAGCTTTTTCATCCCGTCGCCCCCATTTCTTTCACATCTGCAAGAGCCTGTTTCAAGTCTTTAAATATGGGACAAGCCCCTTTGTTTTTGTAATTGCACATCGGAGTTTTTTCAAGTCCACAAATACAACAAGGGTAAGCCTTTACAAATCTTATTGCCACATTTACTGTAAAAGCCTTGTCAATGCTTTTATTCAATTTAGCCATTCTGCACCTCTTTCAGCTTCTTTTCGGCTTCCTCTTTGGTTAGGAATACGGTTTTGCCAAAATCGTCAAGTTCAAACAATAAATTTGCTCCCCTACTGTTTTCTGCTGTTATAGATAAATGTTTACAACAACTTGATACAAGAAAAGTAACAGCAATAACTCGCATTTCAACTATTTTTTCATTGAATATTTTAGAGTTACGAATTTTATAAACCACATCCCCCACCTTACACGGAAGCTCAACAAACAGGGATTTGGATTTGTAGAGGTCGCAAAACGGTGAGCTACCAAAGGCTAAACCGTGAACATCTGATATTTTCTTGCACGCATCATAGTGCAAGCACTCTTTACATTTGCATTTACTCATTTTCTGTTACCTTTCCTATGTGTTTCTTTTCGAGTTCGGCAAGGTCTAAATCTTTATCAAGCATAGCCTCTACACAGTCCAACTCGTATCCGTCTAATTTGTAAAAGTTATCATCAATCCATTTAGCTTTTACTAATTTAAGTTTTTTCTCAATCTCCTCAAAGACCTCTTTATAAGCCTCTTGCTTGGCTTTCTCAACCTCGCTTCTCGGTACGACATCGGCTATCGGTTGTCCCTTAAGTTCTAAAAGGCACTGTTCTTTAACCTCTTCTTCTTCACTATAATAAGCACCAACACTTTCAACATCTAAAATTGCTTTGTCTAAATCAATATATCTTGGCATATCATTCCTCCTACGCTCCGCACATTGCTCTTTCGAGCTGCGCGATTGTTGTTATGACCTTTTTGTATGCCATTTCCGGGCAGTTGGCTCTAATAAGAGCGGTAGCCACAGGCGGACAAACTGCATTGCCTAAACGCGCTATTTGCTTTGCTTCGCAGTATTTCTTGCCGATGTGACGTTCAATATCAATAACATAGTCAACCGGGAATCCTTGGGCGAGCTTTAATTCCTCAGCCTTAAGCATACGCATACCTACATCGCCGATAAAATGCGGTACACCGTTTATCTCGATAATAAGAATTTCGTTTTCCTCAATTTGATAATTTGCATACTCGTTAAGGAGCTTTCTAACCTCGTGCCAATGATAAAGCTCTTGGCTGTTATCTATGGGGAGTAAATAAGTTCTGATTTCCGCAAAGTGCCCGGCAGAGGTCGTCAAGGTTGGCAGCGGCTTCTCTAAGCTCTTTCCGTCCATATTCTTGCGAAGCACACAAAGGTTGCTTGCACAAAGATAATGCCTCGGCATTGTTGTTACCGTAGGAATAGGAGCATCGCTTTTGCTTGCGTGGTCCGCACCGCCGTAATAATGAACGATATTTGCGGCGAAGGTTGCATATCTTGGAGAACCGTCAACAGTCATTATAGGCTCGTCTATTTTCTGCCCTCTTACCTTGCTCTGCTCCGAGTGGTATTGAATTAACGCAGGAGCAGTCAAATACTGCTTACAAGAGGAAACAACTGTTGAAACAGGCTCGTTTACACTGTTAACTCTTGGAGCTTGGTTTTTATTTTCTCCATAGCCGATAGGTGTTAAAAACGGTGTTTCTACCGCAAAGCACGCTTTTCCTGTCTGAGTATTTAATGGAGCCTTAACGCCGTGTATTCCTGCACCGCTTTTGTGCGAACACTCCACAAGACTCGGTGTCACAACAAAATGCTTATTTACCGCCGTCTGTGTTGACATCGGTTTGCTAATATCTTGAGGCGGATTTTTATAATTCGCTTGTACAAGATTTGGTGCAACAACGTAATGGTGATTTGCGTTTGTCTGAGTGCTCATAGGCTTGTCTATGTCTTGGAATTGGTTATTAAAATTCATTTCCAAGATATAAGGCTTAGGATTTTTAATCACAAATTTATCAAGTCCGCGAGCTATTCTGCGTAGTGTGTTTGTAACGAGGGGTCTTTTTCTCTCAAATATTGAAGGGCAAGGAATAGTCCAATCAATACACTCCGCTGCGGTGCGGTATGGCTTCAAGCCCTTACCCTTACCGTGTGTTGGTTCGGGGAAAACAATCGGCTTTCCGTCATTTCTTGCCACAAGATAAAAACGCTTTCTTATGGTCGGCGCGCCATAGTCACAGGCTTTTAACACCTTGTAATCGAGCTTATAACCAAGTCCTTTTATAAGGCGTTGCTCCTCTGCGCTTCCTCTTTCAATTTTCAAAAACTCGCAGGCTTCTGCAAGTGCTGGACAATCAGCTGACACACCGTCTGTTAGCATACCGATAAATGCCTTAAAGGTTTCTCCTGCGTGTTCGGGGTCGGGTCTTTGCTTTCCGTCCTTGTCGGTTATGAGAGGACCCCATGTCTGTATTTCCTCGACGTTCTCCATAAAGATACATCTTGGCGCCACGCTTGACATCGCCCATTTAATTATCACCCAAGATAAGCCACGGATTTTATGCTCCACAGGCTTATTGCCTTTTGCCCTTGAAAAGTGTTTACAGTCGGGCGAAAACCACGCTATTCCCACAGGGCGACCGCCTGTTACGGTTAACGGGTCTATGGCAAATACATCCTCTTGATAGTGCATCGTGTACGGATGGTTAACATAGTGCATCGCTATTGCATCCGCATCGTGGTTTACCGCTATGTCAACAGGTCTGCCTGTTGCAAGCTCTATGCCAACAGAAGCACCGCCTCCACCGGCAAAATTATCTATTATTAACTCGTTAAATAAATTGTCTTGGTACATTGCTTTTACCTCAGCTTTTTATTAACCCATTTTTTATTAAATCATGTATGTATGGAGTAGGGTCTTTTTCTCCACCATTAACAAAGTTCCACAATTTAAGTTCTGCAGTTTTCTTTTCAACTCTTAGCACCCAATCTGTAACTCCAATAAATTTGTAGAAGCAATTGTCCATCTCTTCAAAATCAAAGTTTTTTAATTCTTCAATTCTGTCGGCATCTACTCTTAGCCTCTTCATTTTTCTACCTCTTTCTTAATTTTCTGTCTTTGTCAACCATTTGCATTATGTATTCGTAATGAGAGCAACCAAAAGAATATCCCTTATTAACCAACTCGACCATGCGGTCCATATAAAAGTCAATTTCATCGTGTGAACATCGCTCGCAGATGCTGTCGAATTGAGCATCAGATAACATCAAGACTTTAGATTTTCTCCAACTGAAAAGGCGAATTTCCGTAGAAGGAAGGTCGTCGTTGTCGTCCTCGCACGCACGTGCGCTACTACTACTTCTTTCATTCTTGGATAATTCTTTATTTTCTTCTTTTTCTTTTTTGCTTCTTTTTTCTTTTTCGTCTTTGTTTTCTTGCCTCGTTGTGCACTCGTTGTTCACTTGTTGCTCATTTCGTTGTTCAAAATCGTTTTGATAAAAACCCCAATTCTTAATAGTTACAAGGCTTTGTTGTCTGTCTGTTCGTTGTTCAATCTGTTGTTCGATTTCGTAACGTTTTAAAATTCGATACACTTTTGAAGGGTCGATTTTAAGAGTGTTGGCGACAACGTTTCTACTTGTCAGCAATTGCCCCGGAAGGAGTGTGATTTTTGCGCCGCCAAACACGACAGTTTGCTCACTGTGAGCAGCACTAAGCAAAAGAAAAAACCACACCGCCATGTGGTCACTATCTTTGCACACGACAGGATTATTTAATAACTTACGATGAGCCTTCACCCATCCCATGTCTGTTGGCATATTCACTCCTTTCTTAGCTTCATGTATTTTTCAATCTTAGCTATCGCTTCATCAGCCGAGTAGCAAAGGGCTGTTGCATAGCCCCTTGCTCTCAGTTCCATAAGCCATTTGATTTGATCGTCTGTTGCTTTGTTGCCCTTGCGTTTCATTTCAATATAAAAGCCGTGATATTTGCCTCTCGGTTCTAATATTGAGATGTCGGGAAAGCCGGGGCTTAAACCCATTTCTTTGAGTTTTTTGCCCTCAGCCAAGCTCCGTTTTCCCTCGTTGGGTGTATGATTGCACAAAATACTATTGTATTGGCAATATTGAATGACAGTAACCTGCTCTTCCCACTCTTGCGGTGGTGGTAGTTTAGTCGTTGCCTTCTGTTGCTTCGCTTTCAACTATCTCGCCTGTCCCTTCAACAACGTCAACACCTGTCTTATCCTCGTAATTTGAGTAATCGGTTGTGTCCTCTACGGTGTACATATCCGCTGATATTTCGGTCTTAATACTTGCATCCTGCGACAGTCCGCGTGCAAAATCACTCTTAAGGGGAGCGAATTTCAACACTCTTTTTAGGACTGTCTTTTTTGCCATCTCGTCAAAATTGCTTGTCCACGGTGAAGATGACTTGTTAAACGCTTGGCTGTACTTTTGTGCGTGAGCTCTTATGTCAGCAACACTCATTACCTCATAGCCAAATCCACCATCCTTGGTTTTAAACGTCGCATAGTAGCAAACAGGTTCGCCTCTATCCTTTGTCGCTGGAATATGCCTCAATTTTGGCTCTAAGCCGTATTCATATTCAAACGTATCGTTAGCATATACGGTCTGTGCTTGAATTACACTGATTTGCTCGCTACGGTAGGCTAAGTCAATAAGTCCCTTATAGCCAAGCTGGAATTGACATTCTGTAACACCCTTCTTGCGATTTTCAAATGGTATTAAATACGCCTGCCCAAGTGCTGTGTTCGGCTCAACGCCGAGCTGCGCTGCGGTCATCATCGCGCCAAGGAAGGATGCCGGGGTACATTCTTTAAGCTTAGGGGTTGAAGATAGCGCCGAAAGCACCATTCTTGTAAATCTCTCGGGCGTTAAAACCGAAGGGAGCGCCTTTGCAATCTCTCCTTCCATTTGCTTTAAGTAGCCTTGAAGCGTTGTTGGCTTCTTGCTTACCTGTGCCTGTGTCTTTGTAATAATGTTGTTTTCCATAATTTTTCTCACTTTCTATAATTAATTATTTTTGGTTAATTTAAAGGGTCTTGACGTTGATGTTTTATAATACTTGTCAAGATTTATATGCGGATATTCTGCCTTGAACGCCTTAACGTCAAATGTGCTTTTTCCTTGGGTTTTCCACGATATTTTAAAGTCGTTATAAACGCCCTTTTCGTTTTCGCCCATAAACTGCTGAATTTTGTGCTTGACCTCATTTTTCTCTGTATCTAAATGCTTAATTTGGCTATCCAATTCGTGATAGCGGTCAATCATGTCACCGATGGCAAATAGGTCAATTTCTGTGTCGGGTGAGCTTTCGGAATAGATAACCTTCATTGCTTCATCAGTGCTCTTGTTTCCATCGAGTTCGGGAGCTATGTTTGGAATAACATGATCCTCCCAAAATGTTTTCGCACAAGCTTTGAGCGCCTCGATTTCCTCATCACTGACGAACACAGACTCCTCACACCAATCGGGGACCTCGTCATTTTCTATCCTCGTCATTTGGAAAACCTTAAAATCCTTACCTAATACAAGAACGGCAAGATACCACCGTAAATATTCCGTATTAGCCAAGTAGTCAACGCACTGTGCGTAATAATACGTTGGAAAATTTCCACCCTTAAATTTGCTTTCAGATAGTGCGGATGCGGTCTTGCACTCCAATCCGCTTTTTTCGCCCGATACCACTCTGTCAACGCAGGCGTGCATATAAGGGCAATTATCATTTCGAATTATAGCGTTTACTCTATGTACCTTCTTACCTGTCCGTTCAGTAAAACGCTTCGCGACGTATTCCTCTAAATCTCTGCCCTGCCTCATCGCCTCGTTATCCTCAACAGGGGGCAATTTTCCTGTTTTTTCTGCCCATACGACGTATGGAGAGTTATACGGATTAAGTCCTAAAATAGCGCCCATATCGCTTCCACCAAGGCTCTTTTTCCTTTCCTCGAGCCATTGTTCACGAGTCCATCCGTTTGTATAAATTTTTTCAATCATTTTATTACCTCACTTGCTTGCTATTTCGACCTTAGCGCCGAACATTTCAAGCAATTCCATTGCGCAGTAGTTTTCGAGCAAGCATTCCTTATGATAGTGCTTTCCGTTTATTTCGATGTATTCTTCACCCTCGCATATACCCTCGTCACAACACCCACAGGTGAATATTCCCTCTGAATCGTTGTACGGGCACCACGAAGCGTGCTGCTGAGTATAACCGCAAATGTTACACATTTTTTAATTCTCCTATTGTAAAAAATAAATTTTTGTGGTAAAATTATTTTGGTAGAATCATTGGGAATGGGGACCAATGCATTTTACCACTCCATAAGTACAAAAGCCTTGCAGGATCGCAGGGTTTTTGTACTTTATAGGGGCGTTTCTCTTGACTTTTAATGAATTTTATGATACAATGAATTAGATAAATTTATCGACTTTCGCGAGGTTGATACGTTTATCACCTAACCCCTCATGCATCAATGTCTATTCTAAATTCTTTTACTGCCCACACCACAAGCCCCTCGTTCCCCGTGGGGGTTTTGTGTTTTTTATAAAATCTCTTGCTTTTCAAACAAGATTATGTTAAAATAAGTAAAGAGTAAAATTGTTTTGATTTCTGTGATTTTACTCTCCTTTCTCCGACACGTTAGCTGGTTACTTGCGTGTCGGATTTTCTTTTTCTTGCTCATCTTCAAGATTTTCTATCCTGTGTTGCAAATGGATATCATGAAAAGTCACTGCAACAAGGGAGCAAATAAGCAATCCTATTAAAAATTTCACTGTATTCTTCCTCCTATTAAATGTTGATAAAAAGAAAAGGATGGGATATGAAACGCATAATTGGCGCAACCGGGTTTCTTCCACGCAAACGCAGGAAACGGTGACGTTCCTTGAATGATTGACAGCCTCAAGCTCTCGGGATGCATGTGCAAAAATTTTGCAGCATCAATAAGCGGCATTTCAATAGGATGCTTTTTACAGAGTTCTTCAAGCTCTTCAAAGCGTTCCTTAATAAAATCGGGCAATTCTTTCGAATACTGCATATTTATCTCCTTCCTTTAGTTTTTCTTCTCTTTTTCGGGCTCATAAGCAGTTGCATTGTAAAATCGACTGCTTTTTTTGTTTTAGCTTCCTGTGCTTCTCTCTTCGCATCCTCAACACAGGTACACTTTTCTCCCGGGTCAAGATTTGCTCCGCATAAGTCGCAAACATTGTAATAAGGCACAATTTCACCTCCTATCTTATAGGTATCATTTCAAGAGTTGCTTTCAATTCCGCAATAGCATCTAACGTTTCATCAATTTCGTGTTCATCAACTACAACGTCAAAGCTATCAAGCAAAGATTTAATTTGCTTCGAAAACCCTCTTATCTCGTTTGCCTTGCTTGGCAAAAATGCGATTTTTATCTTATCCATCGTTATCTCCTCCGAATTACTTATTAAGCAAATCTTCAATCTTGCAACCGTAGAGTTTTGCTATATCTGATAAAAGCGAAGCTCTGGGGAGACTATCACCTGTTTCCCACTTGGCTACAGTTGATCTATCAACAGACAATAATGTAGCAACCTGCTCCTGCGTAAGATCTTTCTTGATTCTCAAATTCTGAAAAGTATTCAAACTCACACCTCCTTATGTTTCGTTTTGTGAACTGTATTCACATTCTAACACAACATTTTCTCTTTGTCAAGCGTTTTTGTGAAATTTATTCAGAAATCATTGACAAAGTGAATTTTATTCACTAAAATTATGGTAAAGGAAGGTGATAATATGACAATTTCCGAACGATTAAAATTTTTAAGGAAACAAAGAAAAATTACACAAGAGGAATTGGCTAAAAATATTAATGTCGAGAGATCCTCAGTAGGGAAATACGAAACTGGTACAACTCCCTCTATGGAAATTTTGGTTCGCATTTCTAACTATTTCGGTGTATCTATTGATTTTCTTCTCGGAAAGTCACAAGAACAAACCGTCAAAGAACCATATATTGAACACGATATTTTCGCTATTCCCGGCATTGAGCCTATAAAAAAGAAAAGGCTCCCCGTTTTGGGAAGCGTGGCGTGTGGAGAGCCTATTTTTGCGGACGAAGAATTCCAAGGGTACATTTCCTGCAATGATGATATAAACGCCGATTTTTGCCTACTTGCTAAGGGTGACAGTATGATTAACGCAGGCATCAAAGACGGTAGTATTGTTTTCGTAAAGAAACAACCGACAGTAGATAACGGACAAATAGCGGTTGTGCTTATAGAGGATGAAGCTACATTAAAGCGCGTGTATTTCGATAGTGAAAACAAGAGGTTGATTCTTAACCCTTGTAACGATGCCTATTCTCCTATCATTATAGATAACGAACAATTACAAAGCGGACAAGTTAGAATTTTAGGAAAGGCTGTTTCGTGTCAATTTAAGGTGAGGTAATGGGTAGAAGGTAAAAATGGTCTGTGCGCTTAAGGATGAGATTATTTCCGTCCACAATTACTATATTAAAAAAGGTAATTAGAATGTAAAAAACGGCTTTTTAAAGCTCAAATTTGCAAAAATTCTGCAAAAATTGAAAATAAGAAGTTAAAAAACAACTGAAATTTTAGATGTTTAGTTAAAATTTAACTAAGCTTTTCAATTTTTAATATGAAAAATACATTAAAAAGGTGAAAAATGGCAAGCTACGAACAAAACGAAAAAAACAAAAAATGGTCTGTGCGATTTCGGGTTATTTTAGGAGGACAAGAGGTTAACAAAAGGCTTTCGGGTTTTCGTACTAAAAAAGAAGCTCAGGCAGGCTACATCAATTTTATAAACGAGTACGAAAAAGAAAAAAAGCTCCTTAAAGGCACTGCAGAAAAGTCAACTGAGGACATGCCATTCAAGGAGCTTGTAGAAGCTTATTTAAGCCACCTAAAAACGCGAAATAAATACAGCTCTTGGTACTCAACAAAAAACAAAATCGAAAAGAATATCGACCCTTATTTTGCTAATATGAAAATAAAGGACATTACTCCTCTTATAGTGTTACAATGGCAACAAAGCATTGATAACCTTTCCTTTTCATATAAAAGAGGGCTAAGAGGTTTATTAAATAGTGTTTTTAAATTCGGCGATAGGTATTATGATATCAGAAATGTTGTGGCAAAGGTAGAGCCATTCCGTAATTTAGAAGCAAAAAAAGAAATGCTATTTTGGACGGTGGAAGAGTTCCACAAGTTTATTGATTGTGTAGAGCAAACGGAATATAAACTGTTTTTCAAGGTACTGTTTATAACAGGCGCCCGTAAAGGCGAAATTTTGGCACTTTCTTGGGAAGATATAGATTTACACAACAATACAATAAACATATCAAAAAGTATGACCAGAAAGGCTGACGGACAGGCTTACGGAATCACCACTCCCAAGAATACATCAAGCAACAGAAAAATTGATATAACCACAGAACTGACAAACGAGCTTAAAGCGTTTAAGCAATGGCAAAGCAAAAATTACACAAATACGGATTTTGTTTTTTGTGGAGAACGTCCGTTCCCGGAAACAACAACCACAAGAATTTTTGACAAGGCTTGCGCCGATGCAGAAGTTAAAAAAATACGCCTACACGATTTTAGGCACTCCTGTGCTTCTCTACTCATATCTGAGGGTGTTAGCATTGTTGCCGTTTCGAAGCGCTTAGGTCATAAAAATATCGAGCAAACGTTAAACACTTATTCTCATATGCTGCCGAACGACGTTTCACTTATGATAAAAGCGCTTGAAAAAATATAGTTCGTACCTAATTTGTACCTAAATTCCCAAAAACGCAATATATTGTGTCAAAAATAACAAAAACACCCCAAGATATTGGGGTGTTTTTCTATGGGGTGGATGATGAGATTCGAACCCACGGCCTTCAGAGCCACAATCTGACGCTCTAACCAGCTGAGCTACACCCACCAAAGTACGCTCTCCGTTTTGGAGAGTAATATAGCCTTACCGCGCTGGGCAAGACCCCTAACCACTGTGGTAGTGGTTGGCGTACCCGGAGGGATTCGAACCCCCGACCTACTGCTTAGAAGGCAGTTGCTCTATCCGGCTGAGCTACGGGTACATAAAAATGGAGCGAGTGATGGGAATCGAACCCACGCGACCAGCTTGGAAGGCTGGAATTCTACCATTGAACTACACTCGCGTATTTGTTTTTTGCCTTAATATAATAGCACAACAAAGTACCTTTGTCAATACCTTTTTTCATTTTTTCAAAAAAATTTTCAAGGTGTATTTTCGGTCGGTTTGTTTCACATTTTTTTATTGTCACAAGTAACGGCGGGAGCAAGCCCCCGCCCCTACGAATGTTAGAGATTTTCCAAAAATTTACCAAGCTTATCTGCAATGATTCTGTGTCCCTTTTCGTTAGGATGAATTCCGTCCGGCATATATTCCTTATACCACTCAGGAGTATTGCCGCAAAGCTCACCGCAAGCAAACAAATCAAGCACGGGCACAGAATAATACTCGCATACATCTCTGACCGCCTGAACATAATCCTTTAATGGATGTTGTATAACGCCCTCTGGCTTCCAGGTGCCCAAGCCCCCGTTTTCATTGTGTCTATGTAATGGAGTAATAAACACTATTGTTTTATCGTAATAGTCTTTAATTAAATTGGTAATTAGGGTGTGAAGTGCACCATAAAAGGTGCGCTTATCAAAATTATCAATGGTGCCTAAAGAGGCTTGACCGCTACCATAATCGTTAGTTCCGCCAAATACCACAATGATGTCCGCTGTCTCCATCATTTCTGCACGCAAGATAAAGTCTCTGTCACGCAAGAGGCTTGTTATCTCTGTTTGGCGTGCAATTCTTGTACCGCCAACACCATAGTTCCTTGCTTCCTTCAAGCCATATTTTTCCTTGATTATACTATGAAACGGAACGGATGTACCAACGCCCTCCGTAATACTGTCACCTAAAAAATTTATCGTCTTGCCTTTTAATTCCATTATAAATTCTCCAAGAATTTTTGTAGCTTATGTGCTATTAATTGCTGTCCGTTATCATTCGGGTGGAGTCCGTCAGGCATATATCTTTCGCACCACGCCCAAACGCGAGCGGGCATTCCGCTATCCTTGAACATATCAAGGACAGGAATAGAAAACAGCTCGCACACCTCACGAATAGCATTTACAAAGTCAGCCAATGGGCGCGCATTTGGGTTGCCGTCCTCCAGGCGTTTATTATAATCAAGCTCCTCGTTAAGTCTGTGCAAGGGGGTCATAAATACTATTTGCTTATCGGGATAGTTTTTGATTAGATAGAGGCAAAGGGTTTTAAGCGCACCGTAAAAGGTATAAACGTCGCTGTCTCCCATCTGACCGAGAGGAATATTACCGTGGCCGAAATCGTTTGTGCCGCCAAATACTACGACAACGTCAAAATCCGGGTCCATACGCTCTGCGCGTGCAACAAAATCCTCATCAGAGGGGATACCCTCAAATTTTTCCTTTGGTATTCTTGCAATACGGGAGCCACCAACGCCATAGTTACGCGCTTCGGCTAAGCCTGCGCTTTTTTTAATTAAATTGGGATAGAAATTTTCAGGGCTCGCTACCCTTGCGCCCTCGGTGATGCTGTCACCTATAAAATTGATTTTCTTTCCTTTTAGTTCCAT